ATGAAATGACTTGGTCAGACTATCAAGGACGCCGAGGATTCCACGTATTTGATACAGAAACAAGAGAACTTGAAAGAATTGAAAATCCTTTTCAGGTTTTCCATAAAATTGAATATGACGACAGTGATATGACTATTGATGACGTAGCAAATCTTGATACCTCAAACATCAAAGATGCGTACATCAAGGTAATTGTAAAGAATCGCACAAATCCATACATCCATGATTTGTTCCTAAATCGTTTGGCAAATGAAGGTGCAGCTGACGTGAAATCAATTGAGGATACTCTTAACTTTGAAAGCGAAGGCGTTGAAGATATTCTTGATGAAACTAAGGATACAAAAGAGATCCTACATGGTTACATCGACTCTCTTGAGACCAAGGCAAACAAAGTAAGTATCAAAACAGTAATTGACGATTTATATAATGAGGCACTAAGCGTATAGATGAAAATTGTTTTTAAGAAACTGAGTTATAAGAACATCCTGTCCACGGGTAACGCATTTACCGAAATTGAATTGAACCGCAGGTCAACAACCTTGATTAGTGGAACGAACGGTAGCGGAAAGTCAACTGTACTTGATGCTATCGTATTTGCATTATACGGTAAAGCATTTCGCAAAATCAATAAGAACCAACTTATTAATTCTATTAATAATAAAGGATTACTTGTTGAAATTGAATTTTCAATTGCTCAAACCGAATACCTTGTGCGGCGTGGAATTAAACCCAACGTGTTTGAGATTTTTCGTAATGGCACTTTAGTTAATCAAGATGCTGCGGCACGAGACTATCAATCTTATCTTGAACAAAACATTCTGAATTTAAATTATAAATCATTTAATCAGATTGTGGTTTTAGGATCGGCAACCTACGTTCCGTTTATGGAATTGCCTGCTCATACGAGACGTGAAATCATTGAAGATCTTTTAGATATTCAGGTTTTTAGTACAATGAATACTTTACTTAAAGATAAGGTATCAATGAACAAAGAACAGATATCCGAAAATAGTTATCAGCGTGATTTGACTGAAAACAAGATTGAGTCTGCAGAACAACATAACGCGTCAATCCGAAAAATTCGACAGGATGAAGTTGATAAAATTAAGGAGAAGATGAGTGAGCACATATCAAAGATTGAAACTGAGAAAGCAGAAATTGAAAGCGCTCAGGATGCTATCCAAGAAAAACTCACAACTATTAAAGATAAAGCGGAAGTTAAAGCAAAACTAGATAAGGCTAAACACCTTCATTCTGAAATCAATGCAACACTTCGCAACTATATGAAGGAACTTGCATTTTACCATGATAACGATAACTGTCCTACTTGTAAGCAAGGTATTGAGCATGATTTCAAACAGGCAAAGATTGAAACTGGAGACCAAAAGGTAGCGGAACTTGAGAAAGGTATTGCTGACTTGTTGTTGAAAGTAAATGGTTATGATTCAAGACTTGAAGAAATCTCAGCAGTTGAAGATGAGATTGCAGCACTTAACCTGCAAATTAGCGAGCATAGAGCAACAATTAAAATCTCAAAGAATGCTCTTGTTTCATACAAGGCTGAACTTGATAAGGCTGAAGAAGAAGTCGAGGCTGTTGACCAAACGGCTCTTAATAAGCTAAAAGAAGCAATGACAAGTTTAAACAAAGATCAGACTGAACTGTTTGACTTTAAAGAAGTACTTGGCGTTGTCTCAACAATCCTTCGAGATGGCGGTATCAAATCTAAAATCATTGCGCAATATATTCCTGTAATGAATAAGCTTATTAACAAGTATCTGACGGCGTTTGATTTGTTTGTAGATTTCCAATTGGATGAGAATTTCAATGAGCAAATCAAGTCTAGGTTTCGTGACACATTTTCTTATGCCTCATTCTCTGAAGGTGAAAAGCTACGGATCACATTGAGCATTATGCTTGCTTGGCGTACTGTTGCTAAATTACGTAATTCAGTATCAACAAACTTGCTTATCCTTGACGAAACACTTGACGGCGCATTGGATGGCGTCGGTATTGATAACCTAATCGACACGTTGCATAATTTGAATGCTGACGATAACATTTTCGTTATCAGTCACAGAGGAGATCAGTTCGGTGAGAAATTCCACAGTCACATCCGATTCCAAAAGGTCAAGAACTTTTCAGAAATGGCCGCATAAATCGGTTGACATTTTGTTTCTTTTAGTATACAATGGTCTATATATGATACAGTTAAAGGATATCCATGTCTAAATTCTATACATCGGTTGAACGCTTTATGAATGAGATCCGTTGGCGCGGATATGATAACGGTCGGCCGTTTCAACGTAAGGTTCGGTTCAAACCAACTTTGTTTGTTCGTGCTCGTGAAAACGCAACGCACAAATCATTGCTAGGCAATATTCCTTTAGGTTCGGTCAAGTTTGATACTATGTCCGAAGCAAAGCAATACATTGACCAATACAAAGATGTCCATGGATTTGAGGTTTGCGGCACAAGCAATTACGTGACGCAGTTCATTCAAGAAAACTATCCTGACGATATTAAGTTTGATATTACGCAAATCAATATTGCTTCATTTGACATTGAGGTTGACATCAGTAACGGTTATGCCGATATTGATACTGCTGATAAAGAAATCACATCAATTGCTTACAAATCTTCAAAGTCTGATACTTATCATCTACTTGGCCGCAAGGATTACGACAAGACGCAAACGGTTACAAGTATCAATCCTGAAGATATTCAGTTTATGAAATTTGACACCGAGGAGGCATTACTTCGTCGGTTTATTGATATATGGGTTTACGATTACCCGGATGTTGTTACAGGATGGAACGTTGAATACTTTGACATTCAGTATATTGTAACTCGTATCATTCGTTTGCTCGGTGAAGAAGCGGCTAAGAAGCTGTCTCCTTGGGGTCAAATCACGCAACGATCAAGAACGTTTTTCGGTAAAGAACAGTCAACATATCAGATTTCAGGTATGTCGGTAATTGACTATATGGATGCGTTCAAGAAGTTTGGTTATAAGTACGGTCCTCAAGAATCGTATAAACTCGACCACATTGCTCACGTTGTCCTTGGTGAAAAGAAATTGGATTACTCTGAATATGGAAACCTTACTCAGTTGTATGAACAAAATCCTCAGTTATATTTGGACTATAACCTCAAAGATACCCAGCTCATCCAACGCATGGAAGATGAGTCTGGTCTGCTTTCTCTTGTGCTTACTGTTGCTTACGGCGGAGGTGTTAACTATAATGATGCGTTCGGTACCGTAGGTATTTGGGAAACAACAATCTATCGTCGGTTAATGAAAGATAAGGTTGTTCCTCACTTAAAAGGTGGTCCTGGTGCTCGAGCTGGTGATCTTGTTGGCGGTTATGTTAAGGATCCTAAGGTTGGTATGCACCCTTGGGTTGTTTCGTTTGACCTTAACTCACTGTATCCGCACTTGATGTTACAATATAATCTGTCGCCTGAAACGTATGTTGAAAACGAACGTGAATACGTATCCCAAGATATGGTACTTGACGGCAAATACCAAAACAACACCGAGTACGCAGTATGTGCTAATGGTGCCTGCTTCAGTAAGGCCAAGGTCGGTATTATTCCTGAAATCATTGACGAATACTATAACCGCCGTTCTCTGATTAAGAAAGATATGCTTCGAGTTGAACAAGAAATTGAAAATGAAACCAACCCAATGCGTAAGAAGGCGTTACAGGCGCAGCAGGTTCAATTACATAACAACCAAATGGCTATCAAGATTTCTATGAACAGCCTTTACGGTGCAACTGCTAATATTTACTTCTTATACTATATTAACGATATGGCTGAAGCGATTACTACTTCAGGTCAGTTATCAATTCGTTATGCTCAAAAATCAGTAAACGCATATCTTAACAAAATCCTTAAGACTGATAACAAAGATTACATTATCTATATTGATACTGACTCTATCTATGTTGACTTCGGTCCGTTGGTTGAGGCATCTTTCGGTACTGTTGATATTGACCGTAAGAAAGGTGAAGAATTCCTTGATAAGGTTTGCTCAACTAAGATTGAAGAAGTAATTGAAAAAGGTTATGTTGAACTTGCTGAACGTATGGGTGCTTATCGCCAAGCGATGGTAATGAAACGTGAAAAGATTACTGACAAATCTGTATTCATTGCTAAAAAGCGGTACATTATGAATACGCTGAACTCTGAAGGTGTTCATTATGAGGTTCCTAAGATTTCGGTAACAGGTCTTGAATCTGTTCGGTCTTCGACTCCTGAGGTTTGCCGTGACAAACTCAAAGAAGCGTTCAAAATTATTATGAACGAAGGTGAAGACGCAACTCAGGCATTCATTGCTGATTTCAAAAAGGAATTCCGTAATCTTAATCCTGAAGACATCGGTCGTAACAGTGGCACTGACAATATTGAAAAGTATCAGAACAAAGGTACGATCTATAAGAAAGGTTGTCCGATGCACGTTCGTGGCGCATTGCTATACAACCATTACCTAAAAGAAAACGGTTTGGATTCAAGATACGAAACAGTCAAATCTGGTGACAAGATCAAGTTCGTATATTTGAAGGTACCAAATCCGATTCGTGAAAACATTGTCTCGTTTCCTGGCGCATTGCCAAAAGAAATGAACTTGAATGATTATGTTGACGTTGACTTGCAGTTTGAAAAGGTATTCCTATCTCCACTCGAGTCAATCCTTGAAGCAATTGGATGGTCTGCTGAAAAGCAAATGACGTTGGAAGGATTCTTTGGATGATTATGAATAACCGTGAAATACTTGAAATTCTAACAATCACAATGGAGGAATGCTCTGAGGTGATAAAAGAATGTGCAAAAATCCAAAGATTTGGATTGACAAAAAATCAAGATATGTTAGAATTAGAAATAGGTGATCTAATGTGTATGATTGAGATCCTTGAAGAATATGGTCTGATTGATCATGAACAAGTCAAAATGGCCTCAAAAGGTAAAAGAGAAAAACTTAAACAATGGAGTACTTTGAATGTCTGATTGGGCAAATGATATTATGATGATGCACAACAAGTACGGCGTGCGCGAATGGTTTGAAGCAAATAAAGATAATAAAGAGCTTATGGACAAATACTTACGATTCCGCTTGTCTATGTGTAAGGAAGAACTGTATGAAACTATGGATGCAATTGATAACAAAGATCCTGAAGAGGTCGTTGATGGTCTTATTGACCTTTGCGTTTTTGCTATTGGCACTCTTGATGTATTCGGTGTTGACGCTAATAGTGCTTGGGATCGTGTGTATAGTGCAAATATGGCTAAAAGTCCTGGAGTTAAAGAAGGCCGTCCTAATCCGTTTGGGTTACCTGACTTAATTAAACCTGAAGGTTGGGAGGCTCCTAATCACGAAGGTAATCATGGCGATATTGCGAAAGCATTCTAAATGGCAGGGCTTATTCGGATAACCGATATTATCGAGACTAAGCTCCGCAAAGAAAAAGAACTGGAGTATTATCAGCAGGAACTTGATAAACTCCAGCAAAAAATGTTCTTTATTAAAAAGGAAATTGATATAACTAATCTTATAATAAATATGATTGAGAAAGAGCAAGTTTACGATATTAAACAACAAATGATTGAGAGAAAAGATGAAACAGACCGAAATGTTTAACGAGGATGAGATGGGTTCTGGAAAGGCTCCAGAAGCCTTAAGTGATGAAGCCATTATCAATATCCTTATTACGCAGGCTCACTGGACGACCCGTCAGCCCTGGATTCAGATAGCTCGTAGATTTGCTGAATTGTCTGATATAACAAAAAGTTCTAACCATATAAAAAAATTGTATAACAAATACGAAAAAAATGGTTGACACGGCGGTCAAACTACGATAGAATAGCTCTATCAAATAGGAGATAGCCAATGGCAAAGAAAGATATCTTTATCTGCGTTTCTGGTGGCACCCGCCGCGAAAAGGAGTTAATTACTGAAGTTGCTTATTTAGCTCAAAAGAAATTAATGCCTCGTATTCGTAAATTAGAACTTGTCATTAACGTCAAAAAGCTTGATGTATACGCTGACGTATTAAACCTTGAAGAACGCTTATTTGAAATGAGAATTTGTCGTGGTATGAATCTATATGATATTATTACTACTGTATGCCATGAAATGGTGCATATTAAACAATACGTCCGTGGCGAACTTAATGCCTGTGGTACTCGTTGGAAAAGCCGTAAGATATCGGATAAAACTCAATATATGGATTTACCTTGGGAAAAGGAAGCATTTAAATTAGAAGAAAAGCTTGCCTTAGAAGTATTCAAGGAAATCAAGTTTATACCAAAATAAAGGTAACAAATAGTAACAATTAATGTTGTTACCGTTAACATTATTACATATCTGTTATATATATCATTATAGGAATATATAACAGGAGGTCCCACCATGTGCAGTCCATTTGTGCGTAAAGAAGCCAACCGAATGAATTGGATTATCAAAGGCAAGTTAATTGATAGATCCTGGTCTGATAAAGATATTGAAGCAACCTACAATTCATATATGAAACGACTGTGGGGCAACAACGAAAATTACATCCATGAAGATGGATTCCAACAAGCATGGAAAGCTCGTGAAGCTGAAATCTATAATGAGGAAAACGATCTTCAAGGAATTGCTGTTTTAGGTTACGACTAAAACTTTTTTCATTTTATTTCATATTTTCTTAATTTTCCTATTGACATTTGGTTCCGAATAGTATAGATTGTTTATATAAGGTAAACAAAGGAACAAAACATGTCACGTATTATTCACCTAGATAACGGTTCAACAATCAAAGCTGACGTAGTTGAGTCATTCGACCGCGCAGTTGCAAATCCTGAAAACATAAACAACGATGGTTCTATCAATTGGAACTTTGTTGATGCGGATATGAACCTTGACTGTGGTTACTGGTCAGCATCATATATTGCTGAATGTTTTGATAAGTTGGCTGATGAGTACGATCTTAGCGTAGCCTGGGATCGTTTGCAAGTTCTTAAAACTGATTTTCTTGGTATGGAGGCGTAAGTATGAAAAAGCAACAGTGGATCATGGTGATGTCAAAAGCACCAGCTCAAGACGAGTTTGGTATGACTATAAGCTATAGCATCGATGAACTTGGTGCTGAGAAGGCGATGGAAAAAGCTCAATCATATATAACAGAGCAATCCAAAGTTTTTCGTCAAGTTGAATTTAAACTCCAAGGAGGTGCTTGGTAATGAGCGATCTTAAATTTACAACTTGTGGTGATTATATGTCTCAATATGATGAACGTCACGGCGGCCCTTACGATCGCGGATCTGCCGATAGCTACTATGGCCGTGGCTACAACCCTCATTATTACACCGGTGATACGTACCGATCTGTTCGTGTTGAGCTAGCTGATATGACTCCTGCAGAAATTGTTGAATACACGAAGGGTTATAATGATAATGAAGAAGATGGTAACTTCAAAGACTGGGGTTAAAGTCAACGGTAAACTATTCACTTGTATTTTAGATGCAATTGAATATCGTGACTATTTAGATGCTCATTATGTAAAGGTTGTGTGGGAATATGTCTGATTTCAATCCCACGTTTACTCCATATGAAATAATTTCACATTTTGTGAAAAAAGTTGTTGACATATCTTTTAATTTAGATTATTATAGTTATATCAAATGGAAAAACACATACACACTAGGAGAATTCCAAATGGCTAAAATCAAATCTTTCGACAAAGCAACTCTTCGCGCACTTCGTACTGAAATGGACGCATTGCTTGAAAAGTACGGTAAGAAAACCGGCCTTGATTTTGAAGTAGGTAATATGCGTTTCAGTGATACTGAAGTTGACATTAAGGTTAAAGCAAAAGTTAGTGGCGTAAAAACTCGTACTGACTCAAACCTTGAACTGTTTGCTAAAATGGCAGGCATTACAAATCTTACCAACAGATCTGGAGACCGTTTGGTTGAGTACAAGACTCGTTCTCCCGTGTATCCGTTTGTCTTCGAGCGTGGCGGTAAGCGTTACAAGTGTTCAGAAGCACAGGCTCGTTCGTTGTTCGCAGCATAATGCTTCTACACCTTTTCGTTTCTCCCATGGCTGCCTACTTCATGACTTTGGTGTGGGCAGCCATTTTTGGTAATACTGCAGGTACATCTGAGCTTATGATAGAAGAATGGATCATATGTATACAGTTATACCTTGGTGTTGCACTTATGATACAATTTAAGAAATCTTCAAAAGAATAGTTGACATTTCCGTGTTTTTGTATTATATATAGACTGTGGACGTTGAAACAAAATAAAGACGGATCGGACTCGGGTGCGATTCCCGACGCCTCCACCAAAAGCACACAGTCTACTGGTGAATGAGATAACAATGCTCATAATAAAAGTCCAAACTGTGTGTTTTTGATGGGGGCGAATTAGGATCGACGGACGTAATAGTTGAGTGGAGTTCACCGTGTTGACCTACGTTATTCGGTCAAACAAACTAAATGCAAACGATAACTTTGCACCATCTGAATCATTTGCTCTAGCAGCATGATCACAGGGGGCTGGCCACTTGCCTAGCAACAGAAAAGTGGTTTTTTATGCACATAAAAAAGAAAGGACAAAAGATGCGTAAACTACTAGTAACAACAGCACTTGTTTTTACCGCGGGTTCAGCAATGGCCGCAGAATTGGGTGGAGAAATTTCCGTAGATATCGCAGAGACAGCTGCAGGAGATTGGGGTGCAACCACATCTTTTGACTTAGGTATTGCGTCAATGGGTTCAGCTGTTCCAGCATTTGGAGCGATTGAACTTGATATGGACGAAGAAGGAGATATTACTCTTGACGAATGGAAAATCGGTACTGTCATTAATGGCGATGCTGTAATTTCAATCGGTGACCAAGGTAATATTTGGTTGGATCGCGAATCAGATGCTGCACACGCAACAACCGCGGATCCAGCAATGAAGGAATCAGTACAAGTAACGGCTTTAGGAGCGTCTATGGCAATTGGCTTTACTGATGTCGAAGCGGACGTAACTGATATTGAAAACGTCCAAGGCAAATACGAAATGGGAGTAGGTGCGAATATTAATGTTGCCGCAGCAGGCGATTACAATATGAACTCTGAAGAATGGACAATCGGCGGCCGCGCAGAAGTAGGTGTTAACGATATGTTCGCTATCGGTCAAATGGTAACATACGGCTCAGCTGATGAGAAAATCGGTTATGAATCCGATATCTCAGCATTTGGTGTTACTGCATATTTGAACGGTGATGCTGATGAGCTTGCACAAAACGTTGGTGGTTCATATACATATGATCTAAACGGTATTGAACTAGGTGCTGGTGTTAACTATAACATTGACACTGAAGCAACTACACCATCTGTATCTGCATCATTTGCTTTTTAAGCAAGATATACTTATAGAAAAATCTAAGTTGAGGGGCGGTCTTGTACTGCCCCTTTGGTCTTCTGTATAAATAAAACTGATTACGTATGGAGGATGACATGTCTTTGAAATTAAAAGAACTTACGTGGGCTCATCACCAAGCAGCAGAAAGAAGAGCGTTTGCTAAACAGCTTTTAAGTGGTAAAATTGAACCAAAGCTGTATCATAAGTTCTTGTGTTGCCAATATTTGAATTATCAAATTCTTGAGTCATACACAGAAGTACCATCGCATTTATTACCGATAAGAAGAGAATCACGTATCTGGACAGACATCCGTGAGCTTGAGGTAGAATACGATTTAACACCCGATGGAAATTACCCTCAATCCGTCGAGGATTATAACAAACATATTAAGAGTCTTGCTGAAAAAGGAGATCAACACGGTCTTCTTGCGCATATGTATGTACGTCATTTTGGCGATTTACATGGCGGTCAGATGATTAAAAAACGAGTTCCTGGTTCTGGTAAAATGTATGAGTTTGAACTCGAAAAAGAATATCTCATTGAGGAATTTCGTAAATATCTTGATGACGATATGGCTGAGGAAGCGAAAATATGTTTTGATTTTGCATCTCAGCTTTTTGATGAATTGTCTAAAGAAATAGATTGACATTTCATTAAACTGTTATATTATTAAATTGTAGCAAACAAACGGAGGGTAACATGGAACAAGCAATTCCTGTATACGAAGATGTTGAAGTTAAACCTGTAGTACGCGGAGAGCGTATGCTACGTAGTGAAGCTGCACGAACTAGGCGACGAGAATTGAAGACCGTTCGTGAGAATCGAGTCATTAACGAATGGGCACGTGCTCGGCGCGCAAAGAAGAAGAAATAATGACAAGTTATTTGACAGAAGTAAAGGAGGATCCCCTTAACGGGGACCTCTACATCGAGTTCCCACCAGAATTTTTAGAAGAATTAGGATGGGGAGAAAACGACGAACTGATTTGGGAACAAACCGATCTTGGTTGGTCAATAAGGAAAAATGAAGATGCATCCATTATGGATCAGGCTCGAAAAACTGGCGACCAATCTTAGCAAAAAATTTGACGAGCATTTTACAAAATGGGATAATCCAAAATACGATGATAGTCTAAAGTTTCCTGGATGGAAAGACGATTTTTGGTTATCTCCTTTAATTCGTAAAGCGCATTTAAAAACAATCGTACCTGAGGACGGTAAAGGATTGTGGCTAATGCATGTGAATGTATTTCCACGCGAAGGTATTGAATTGCCAATCCTTGGGTTTGATATTGTAGCAGGTCCTAAAAAGATTACAGGATCTTTTATGGATTTTAGCCCATTACACGGTCATCCACATCCGTACCATGATTATATGGAAATGGTAGTTAAAAATCTTGAATGGGTTAAAGCAAGAGAATTACCACCTTGGGCAAAAGAAATCTTTTCAGAGGATATGATTGCAGTTGGTAACATTAATACAGACGAAGAATTAAATCAATTCATTGACGTCACGACAGATCTTACAGATTATTATTTAGATAACATTGTAAAAAATGCGTTCAGGTCAAATCGCGATACAAAACCAATTCTAAACAAATATTGCTTTAATCAAAAAATGAATCCACATTTACATCGTTCAATTGAAGCAATGGGCATCTCAAAACAAGATAAGAATCGTTACGTTGATACTATTTTATTTGAGGAGATATAATGGCATTTCTTGTACACCCTTTGCCGCCAGTGAGTGTATACGTACGTAAAGAATATTTGTATGATTTGGAAAAAGGACATGGTGAATTCACTCCAGGTATTTGGATAAGCCTTAAGAGCACTAAATATAAAGCTCTTTATTTTGAAACCTTGTTAACCGATTATGGTGCACTCTATGATAAACTTCCTATCTCGGCTTTCGTTTGGAAAACAGATCATGGCGAGCTTCTTCCTCTTGATGTGCTTCAGCTATGGGATTGCTTTGACTATGACATCACTGTCGTACAAAAACCACTCTTGTCACGCTGTGAATTTTTCGGAAAGGATCGAAGAATGCATGCAGGAGAATACGAATTCACAGTGGATAATTGTCACCGCGATACTTCCATCATTGACACCAACTTCAGTGAACACGATCCCGAACACAAATCCTTCAACGTCATTAGGCTTGACAACGGTCAATTCGCTGCTCAGCCTAACAATCGGGTTATCTGGCGTGATAGCTCCTTAACTCCTGATAAATTACTACAGCCTGACTTTAAAGTATGTACTCAAAACTACGCAGTAGAAACAGAACCTAAATGGTCTGTTGGCCACACTGACGAATGGCAATATAAGACAGAAGAAGAGTACGAAATTTACCAATCAAAAGAATTGAAGAAAGGAAAAAACAGTTGACAGTATTGCATTGCTGTGATAATATTAATATAACTAATGGCACTACAAGCGTTATGTTTGGTCGCCATCGTTATGAAGTAAATGTGGTATTCTGTAAAGAGTGTGGATCACAAAAAGCAACTTCACATATTAAACATATAAAGGAGGGTACGTATAATGACGACGTTCGTCAACCAATTCCTGGGAGAACGGGACGGGCAACAGCTACGAGCTGAAATCCACTCGGCAGGGCAAGGCTACACAATTAACTATTACATTAATGGAAACTTTATTAAAGAAGAAGCTATTATTGGTCGCAGCGTACATTACGTTGAAGATGCAGCGAATAATTGGATTAGCGGGATTAAGGTGTTAAACGGATAATGATTACGCCGCCTCGATCCCCTGAAAAAATACATCATGAAATTTCTCATATGCTTGCAGCAGGTATTAACTATATTGATGCTTTGTGTGAATACGCACGAGCAAACGATTTAGAAATTGAAACTGTTGCAGACATTGTGAAAAAGTCTTCAATCCTTAAAGAGAAAGTAAGGAGTGAAGCGGTTGACTTGAAAATGGTAAAACGAGATGAGCCTGATATCACACGGATATGCGACTGAGGAATCTTTCCGTCTGTATGTAAATTACCTTGCTATGAAAAAGCATTTTACTACAGACGGATATGATTATCAAAAATATAACGGTAAAGTACGAGCAACATACGAAAAGTATATGACTCGGCCTGACGTTTATTTCTTTCACAAACTGTCAAAGATGGACGATCCTCAAGGGGTTATGCTTTCTAATATGATTGTGAAACCTGATATATGGATCCGTGATATTGTTGAAGAAACAGGAGAATCTCGTTATCTTGAGTGGCGCAAACGCATTGAGTCGTTATCATATCTTTTTAAAAATGACTTAAACAAACTCGACGATAACTATCAAGCCAACTTTGCTGTTCATGACGGACAGCACCCACATATCATGTCGCTTTATTTGCAGCGGCAAATCAGTTTGGAGACATTGTCTATTATCGCATCGGCATCAAAAATATTTGCCTATTGGGAGAAAGAAATTGTTGACAAATTCGTTGCACGTGATATAATTAGATTATCAAAGAAGTACAGACCCTTCCTAGATATTTCAGAAAAAAAGTTTAAAGATCTGATCCGTGAACGGTTTTTCTGATATAAATATATGGTCGGTTAATCCGATACATATTATTGCATACTACGAAAATATAACGCTATACAAGGAGAATACATATGGCAATGTCATTTGACGCACTTAAAAAATCTCGTTCATCTTCGCTTGACAAGTTGAACGCGCAGCTCGAAAAAGTATCACAAAAGAGCTACTCTGATCCCAACGAAGGCAAATTCTGGAAACCAACCCGCGATAAGGCAGGTAATGGTTTTGCTATTATTCGTTTCTTACCTGCATCTGAAGGTGAAGAAATGCCTTTCGTACGCATTTGGGATCACGGCTTCCAAGGTCCAACAGGATTGTGGTATATCGAGAATTCTCTTACAACCCTCAACCAGGATGACCCGGTTTCAGAGTATAACTCTAAACTATGGAACTCAGGTATTGATTCCGACAAAGAACAAGCACGCAAACAAAAGCGCCGCTTGAAGTACGTTGCGAATATCCAGGTTATTAAGGATGGGGCAAATCCTGAAAATGATGGTAAGGTATTCCTTTACCAATTTGGCAAGAAAATCTTTGATAAGCTGAACGATTTGATGAATCCTCAGTTTGAAGATGAAACGCCAGTCAACCCATTTGATCTATGGGAAGGCGCAAACTTCCGTCTAAAAATTCGCCAATTTGAAGGTTACCCAAACTACGACAAGTCTGAGTTTGATTCTCCTTCTGCATTGTCCGATGATGATGCTGAGCTCGAACGTATTTGGAAACAGCAGCATTCGCTACAAGAATTGCTTGATCCAAAGAACTTCAAGTCTTATGCTGAATTGAAGGCAAAGCTGTACCGTGTATTGGCAATGGATGAAGAACCATCCACGCCGACTCAGGCAACAGACGATTCCGATGATTTGGATCTCAGCTCAATGGGTAATACTCAACAAGCTGCTCCTGCACCATCGGCGCCTGCAGCACCTGCGGCAGCAATGTCAATGGATGATGACGATGACGATCTCTCAATCTTTAAGGAACTAGCGAATGGATAAGAAGGTCTACGAAGAAGTCTTGGATTTTGACTTTGGTTTTAGTTTTATTGATGAAGAAATTCAGGAAAAAGAACAACAAGCCAATGAGCAAATCGAGGCGGAACGTAGAGCTAAAGAGGAGCTTGAAGACAAGGTAACTCAAGCCAAAGTATCGGCTGAAGAATATGAATACCGTCTTGAGCTCCTCTATAAATCCATTTCGCCATTTTTGGATAATCTTTGTAAAAACCCGGACAAGTCAACAATTTATTGGCCTGACCGGGTCGCAAAGATTGAAGCATATAAAAGCAAGTTGCTTAGGATTGTAGAGGGGACCTAAATGAGTCTATTAGATAAATTAGTTAAAAACAGTACCATCAAGATGACTGCTCCTATCACGGAGTCGAAGGTTTATGGTAAAAAGGATATGGCACCTACGCCTGTTCCGATGGTAAACGTTGCATTATCCGGTCGTGTTGACGGTGGGGTAACGCCAGGACTACTTGTACTCGCAGGTCCGTCCAAACACTTCAAGTCTGCATTCGCATTACTTATGGCGGCGGCATACATGAAGAAAAACAAAGATGCAGTTTGTTTGTTCTATGATTCTGAATTTGGTACGCCGCAGGCATACTTTGAATCATTTGGTATTGATATGGAACGTACTGTTCATACACCGATTACCAACGTTGAAGAACTTAAGTTTGATATTGCTCAGCAGCTTGACCAAATCGACAAGAGTGATGATGTGATTATTGTTATTGACTCGGTTGGTAACCTTGCTTCTAAAAAGGAAGTTGAGGATGCCCTTGATGGTAAATCAGTTGCTGATATGTCTCGAGCTAAAGCACTCAAATCTTTGTTCCGCATTGTAACACCACACTTGAACCTAAAGGATATTCCGTTGATTGCGGTTAACCATACTTACCAAGAAATTGGTTTGTTTCCTAAGGCAATTGTTTCTGGTGGTACAGGCATTTACTATTCAGCCGATGCGATTTGGATTATCGGCCGCCAACAGGATAAGGTTGGTACTGAAATCCAAGGTTATCACTTTGTTATCAACATTGAGAAATCTCGCCATGTTAAAGAGAAATCCAAAATCCCGATTTCAGTATCTTGGGATGGAGGAATGGTCAAATGGTCAGGTCTCATGGATGTTGCTGAAAAAGGTGGTTACATTCGTAAGCCAAAGGTTGGATGGTATGAAGCTGTTAATCCAGCCACCGGCGAAATCATCTCTGAAAAACTACTTCGAGCAAAAGAAATTGTTGACAATTCCGAGTTTTGGGATATAATGTTTAAACAAACAGATTTTGAAGATTTCATCAAAAACGCTTTCTCTGTTGGTGGCAATGCCATCTTGAAAGATGATGAAGAAGTAGCAGAGGTTGATGCCGTATAATGATTGAGAAAACAGTTTTAACTAACCTTATATTTAATGAAGATTATTATCGTCGAGTGTATCCATACATTAAGTCTGAATACTTTGATGACATTAGTCATAAGAAAATCTTTGATACTTATTCACATTATGTTGAAGAATTTAAGGAGCCTCCGTCAATTGAGGCTCTGAAAATTTCTATTGATAAACGCAAAGATTTGAATGAAGATGCCTATAAGA